AGCCGAAACGGCAAGCCCTAACTGCTTCGCCTGCGCTTGATCGCCCTGCACGCTGGCATTACCGGAGGCATCTACGTTGACCGTTACGTTGGTGCTGCCGCCATTGCCGCCCTGCATGGCCACAGGGATGCGCCGGCCATCAGGTAGCGGCACGAAGGCCTCAGGCCTACGGCCTTCGCCAAACATCGCCAGCTGGGGGGACCTGGCGATGCCGCCTGATGCGTACTTCTTGAGAGGCATCGGACCGTCGCCGGTCATGATGCCGCCGTTGGCAAACGAGATCCCCGAGAACGCTGCAGGATCGAAGCCAACACCGCTGGCGTTGAACTGCGTAAACCCAGTGCCGCCACCGCCACCGCCGCCACCAAAGCCAATCGCCTGCATAATTTGCTTAAGGACTAGCTGCTGAATAATCATCCGTGAGGTTTCCTCAAGGATGCTGACCGCAAACTCACGGAAGTTTGCGGTGCCAGTGGTTACCAGCGAAACCAGCGCATCTTCAATACCCTTAAATGCTTGCTGGCCAAGATTAGATAGCGCATCACGCATCGTGCCAATCTGCTCGATGTAGCCAGTCAGACCATCCTTTAAGCCGCCCATGACGTCGTTGTTGTATTGCAACGCCCGCGCATTCTCATACACTGACTCAGTGGCTTTATCAATTGCTTCGCCTTGGCTGGCGTAAAGCGCTGCAAAATCTTCCTGGTAGGTTTTATCTGCTAAAGCCACGTTGGCATCCGATAATTGATTAATTAAATTCTTATATGGTGTTAGATCTAGCGATCCACCAGTCTCATTAAACTCGCGGCGTAATTCCACTACACTTAAGGTAAGATCATCAACTTGTCTGTTGCTATCGGTAATTGCTTTCTTGCGATTCAAAAGCAATTGTTCGGCCGGTGATGCAATAACAACTTGAGAGGAAAGCGTAACATCTTCAACACTTCTTTGCAGTTGATTAAGGAAGGCCCTTCCTTTTTCCTCAAGGCTGGATCGCTTCTCGAGAATGCGCTCCTGCTCAGTGGCTGCCTTCCTAGCTGCTGCTGCACCTGCTGCATCGGCTGCGCTGGTGTCAGGTGTTTGCGGGCGGTTTCGTGTTGTTGCCTTGGGTGCTGGTGAATCAGTGAAGATCTTTCCTAACTGTCCAAAATCTTTCTTTGCTTGTTCAATGCCCGAGTTAAATCCTTTACTTAATGCTTGCCCTGCTCCAGAAAAATCACCTTGCAATGCCTTGCCAATTGCATCAAAACTGTAGACTGTGGCTTTAATCAGTACATCAACAAGCTTAATGGTGGCAAAGACTACAGCGGCAATAGATTGAATACCAACTTTTATGACCAGGAACAGCGCCGACCAATCTTGCTTAGTATCAAACAGATCACTAAACACCTCAAGGATTGACTGCAACGCCGGCAGCAATGCAGCAGTTAGCTCCAGCCCAAACGCTCCCGTCTTGACGCCAAGCTCCGTGATCGATTCGCCAAATAGATCTGATCGCGTTGTGAATTCCTTAAACTCCTCCGGGGTCAGTTTGGACTTGAACCGCACCATAGCGGCCGCACCTTCATTTAGCAGCGGGATCAGGTCAGCACCGCCCTTGCCAAATAATGCCACCGCTGCGGCCGCCTTTTGCGCACCGTCAGGCATGTCAGCAAAGCGATCGGCAATCTGCTTCAGAGCCTTGTCAGCTGGTACAACCTGCCCTTTTGCGTCTTTGACATCGACGCCCAACCTCTTGAACTTCTGCGCTAGGTCTTCGTTGCCCTCCGCCGCCTTGACTAGGTTTATGTTGAGCTTGCCCAGCGCTTTGCCAAGGGTGTCCATATCTACGCCAGCTACCTCGGCTGCGTTGCCAATGGCAAACAGTGCGGATGCAGCTATGCCAGTCTTGATCTGCAGGTCGTCAAGATCGCCACCTGCGTCGATTGCTTTTTTCACAATGGCGCCTAGGCCAGCCACAATGGCGCTGCCGGCGATTGCTGCACCGAAGCCAGCCACCGCACCCTTCAGGTTGTTGAAGCCCAGCGCAGCGTTCTTGGCCTGGCCCTGGAGGCCCTGCAGCGAGTTGCCCAGCCGGCGGATGTTGTTCTCGCCCTGAACGTCCGCCTTGATGCGGAGCAGCGCGTCGAGGTTCATCGCCATGTCAGCTGCCCCGCGAGTTGATCGTGCCCATCGCCGCTGCCTCCATCACCTGCAGGTCCTCCAGTAGCGCACGTTGGTCCTCCACTTCGTACATCATAAACAGCCATGCCACAGCCGCATAGTCCAGCCCGAGCACGCCGCTCATCGTGGTGCGCCACTGCGTCTGGCACCGCAAGAACATGACCATCGCTGGCCAGTTCTCCTCCCACACCTCAAAGTCATCGGTGCTGTCTTGCTCTGGCAGTACCAGGCCAAGCACTGCTGCATCAGCTTGCGTCTCATCCTTGACGCCGCCGCCGGCCCAATGCTCGGCGGCCTCTGTCAGTTTTTTCTCTTGGCTCCCTTGATGCTGTCCATGTAAGCCTTGAGCACCGCTACCGCTAGGAAGGGTACCTCGAGCAGCTGATGCAGTGCCTTCTGGCTGAAGGGGATCTCCTTGCCATCATCGCCGGTCACACCTGACCAGCCGACCAGCAGATCGGCGGCCATCTCAGTGATCCGCTCAAGGTCACCTAGGTCCTCGAGCTTTTGCAGCTCAGCCACCATCGGGCCAATCTTGCTCTGTGGATGGCGCTTGAATTCACCGTCCAATGTTTGCCGTTCATGGCGGCCACCATCGACGGGGATGTCAAAGGTGATCGGCCAGACGTAGGTGTCGGACTGCTTCAGAACAAACGCCATACAGGAACTCAGTGGTTTAGGTGAAGGCTAGGCTGACCTCGTTGTTGCCAGCGCTGGTCGGCACTGCAATATAGGCGATGTTGAGCATCTGAATGCCGTCCTGGTCGGCGTAGGTCGGGCCGCCTAGATCCGCTTGAGCTGCTGTAAAGGTCAAAATGTTGCCAGCGGTCTGACCATGCTGGAACGTTAAGTTGCCAGTGGCAGTAGCGATCGCAGCTGCAAAGTAATCCTTTGAAGCAAGCAAAGGTGCCTCGATCATTACCGTGCCATTGGGGGCTCGGTTAGTCAGCAGGATTTCTTTGGAGCAACCGACCAGCTCGCGGTAGACAATTTCATTGGCAATATCAAAGCTGAACGACTGCAGGCAACCGGCATAGCTAAACAACTGGAAGGCACTTGTGTTGGTTTCTTTGAAGATGACAGGAGTGGCTTGGTTGGTGTAGGTCGGTGTTAGCTGCGCTGTGTCAGTAGGCGCGTTGTAGATGCCGGTGAAGGTAAAGGAGATTGTTGGAATCTGACTAACTTCGCCAGAAAGCGTGAACGTGCCGCGAGCGCCGGTGATCTTGTGGAGAATGCCATCGACGTTCATGTACATCGTCACACTTGAGAACGATGAGCTCACAGGCGCATACGTTACTGAGGTGCTGACCACAACGGTCTCAGACAAGCCACAGGACTTCAGCAGCGGCCCATAAGCCGGAGCGGTGCCGGCGGTGCCGGAGCCGGCCATCTCAACCTCGAAGGTCATGCTCACCCGCGTCTGAGCAAGCAGTTGATCTGATGCACCTAGATAGGGGCGCACTAGATCGCGGCTGACTGTTTCCGCTTCCAGTGGTGTGATTTCGAGATTACGAACCAAGATCGCATTGGCGCCAATGGGCGTCGGATCAGTGCCGTAGGTGGATTCAATTTTTGCGACGATCAGGCGTTTGCGAGTCAGGAGTGGCATCGGTCAGGACCTCAGTTCTGGTTGCAGGGGATGGCTCGGTGCGAGAACCCTCGAGGAGCCTGCGCTTGCCGGTTTTAGGATCGACCAGGTAGGTGCCACCCTGGCCGTGGTATTCGTCTTCCATCGTAGCGGCTCGTTACGTTGTCAAGTTTGCCACACTCGTGCGGTAGCGCACCAGATAATCCATTGTGATCACACCAGCAGGCTGGTCTGCTTCCTGCAGGTCAAAGCTCACACTGATCGGCTGCACGTCGATGGCATAGCCGCCGAGGGTGAGGTCGGCCATGATCTTTGCGTGCGCGCTTTCGATGATCGGATCCGCCACCTGATCTGGGATGGCACCGCGCACGATGATCGCCACCCGCACCGTCAGGCTCCAGTCCAGCGTCGGCAGCGAGGTGTTCTGATCCGCTGAATCGCTGACCGGCTCGACCACGATCGCGGGGCTCTCGCCGCGGCTGATCGGTTCCACCCGGCTGCGATAGATCCGCGTGCTGACACCCGTGGTGCCCGTCAGCGCAGTACGGACTGCGGCCAGGATGGTCTCGCGCTTCGTGGTCATGTCTTCTGCAAAGCGATCTGAACAAATCGACCATCATCCAGCAGCAGCGCCTCGCGCACCGTGTAGGCCACACCATCAACCGTGATCGCATCGTTGCGGATCAGGCTGCCGAAGTCAGACGCCTTTGCGGTCAGTGTGTAGTCAGTGGTCAGCACCATGCCATCACTGATCACCTGGCCAGGCATGTCAAGGATG